GTGCTTGCCGGCCGAAAGACGCACGCCATACGTGACGACGCTGACGCTGTAACCCAGGGCGCGCAACTGCGTCAGGTCAAGTTGCTCAATGACGTTGTTGCTGTCATCGATCCACTGCACCCAGGCGCGATCCTGATCCCCTACCCGCGCACGCGCCGCCAGCCGAATACGGCCCTTGCCGGCCAGCTCGGCGACGTACCGCTGTTCCTGCGTGAGGTCGGCCAACGGATCAGGCGGAGGCGGTTGAATCGGCACGCTCGGCGCGCCATTGGCAAGCCCTGCCCCCACATGCGCAGGCTTGGCGGTCTGACTGGCCGCTGCAACGGGCTTGCTGGGATCGGAGCGATCCTTGGTGAAGTAGTGCACGAAGAAGTAGATGCCGACACCACCGACAACGATGAAGATGACAGCACGCACGGCCATCGCGGCCCACACGTTTTTGCCGCCCTCTTCATAGACCTCAGTGTTTTCCGCGCCCGGCGCGTAGCCGTCATACAACGGAAAAATGGACGGGTCGTACTTGAGCGTCTGGCCACCCACCTTCTCGAATTTGCCCGGCGAAGTCGTGTGGAAATAGGTGACGCGATACCGGCCCTTCATGCCGATGGCGGTCATCTTCTGGAACGTGTTTTTCTTCTCGATACGGGCCTTGACCGCCGAATGCAAGCGGTTGATCCATTGCGTCATGATCACTGCATCGCCGCCGTTCTGGCCGAGCAACGCCCAGAAGTTTTCCACGGCAGGCGCAAGTGGCTTGCGCTCGTTGACGTAGAACTCGTGCACCTCATCGATAACGACCAACGCATCTTTGAACTCGTCCGGGATACACCACTTGCCCGAGTCATCCTGCGTGCATGCGAACAGCTTCGCCACGTCCTTGGTATCGACCAGCACCAGCAGCTGCTGGACGTCGCTCTCAGGAATGCCCAGGTGCTTGGCGATGCGATCAAAGCGCAGACCATTGAGCCTTGCGAAAACGCGCCGACCCTTCTTGAGCGCAGGGAGAATGTGATTCTTTACCGCGTCGTAGCTCTTGCCGGCACGCGGCACACCTTCGTTGAAAACGAGCATGTCACCAAATCCCCACCGTCAAAATTCGACGCAACAGATAGAACACCATGGCCGCACCGATCATCACCAGCGCGGGGCCGATCTTGAACACATCCGCGAACCACAGGATTGTGCTGCCGGCGTTACCGAGCATGCCGCCGATGCTCTGCCCCTTCATGAAATCCGGCATCGGCAACAGCGTCAGCACGTAGAGAATGGCCGACAGCGACTGTTCCAGCCACATCACGAACAGGTCGCCGACGAAATCAACAACCGCTTGCCACACCATCTTGACGGCACGCCACAGCCATGCGGTCAAATCGTTGAACCAGCCTGCTTGCATATCGTCGTCCTCAAGTCACAGCGATGCGGAGCGCGGCATATGCGGCAATCGCCAGGATCACCCAGCCAGCCGCACGCAAAAACGCCAGGAAATCGCCGCCGCAGTGAAAATTGATCGTCATGGCGTTCCACCACTTCGACGCGCCCAACGAGAACACCGGGCACGATCCACCAGACGGAACGGTCATGAAATCGGTAATGCCGCCCACCATCGGCGTAGCACGCACCTGCGTATTGAATTTGCTCAGCACAGACTCAACAGTCTTGCCGCTCTTCTTGTAGAGCTCTGACATGGGAGCACCCTCGCCGCCTTCACCATCGCCGGGCGTGGTGCCATCGCCGTCACCGGGCGTGTCGCCATCGCCATCGCCATCGCCATCGCCGTCACCATCTCCGCCACCGTCTCCGCCACCATCACCACCGCCATCTCCGCCACCATCACCACCACCGTCGCCACCGCCATCTCCACCACCGTCGCCACCGCCATCTCCACCGCCATCACCACCGCCATCACCATCACTACCATCGCCACCATCATCGATAGGTGGCGCAGCGTCATCGGTAGTGCATGTAGCGCCGCTGGGCGTATAGCTATAGCCCTTCGGGTTGCCGGGATCGACGGAATACGTGTAGTAACAGCCATCGTTGCAAACGTCAGATGGTGTTGGCGCAGTAGGGTTGATCCACCCGCTTTGCGCAGGACGCTTGGCGCAGGTTGAAGCCTCGGGAAATTGTGCGCTACCGGTACCAATATCCAACTCATAACCAATACCGCATGTATTGCCTGGGTAGATCATGCGCTGACTAAAGCCGGGACCACTGGCAACGGCACGAACAGCCTTCATTGCGCACTTTGCAAGATCAGCAGGCACCGGGAATGACGAGACCTTCGCAAACGCCTCGCCCTGGTCCGCACAACTCCAATCACCGTTATGCGATGAGGTCGGCGCTTCAAGTTGTACGCATGCGGCGCTGACACGCGACGAAAAAAACAGCGCAGCCAGACAGAGTGCGACGACGACAATGTATCTCACACATCCAACCCCTTGACGCCTGCCCAGCCGCACAGCGCGCCCATGAATCCACAGAACAACAAAATAATCATCGCCCTACCCCTGAAAGAGAGAGGGCGACACCGAAGCGCCGCCCTGCCCTCACCACCATTAGCCGAAGAAGCTTGCGACCTTCTTGGCACCCCACTTGGTGAAGCCCACCAAGGCAATGATTGCGGCCGCTGCGATCATCGCGGTTGCAGCTTCGGCACCGCTCACGCCAGTCAGAATGTCACCCATGTTTTCTCTCCTCGTTGATTGATTGATTTACCGGTCGTTGAACATGCCCGCGACGCTGCCGGCGAGGCGTCCCAGGACGAACCACACGATCACAAGGCCGCAGCAGCCGGTGGACCACGCCACGGCGTCCTCCTTGCTGGGCATTGCGAACGCTTCTTGCACCAGCGCATACACGCTGTATTCGCTACCACTGACGAGCACGTANAGGGCTACGCACATCGCCATGAATCACCCGACCTTTGCGGGCTGCTGTTGCAGCTTCGCAGTGAGGTCCGGAATCAGACGAATGCGACGGCCGAACTCGAGACCGCCGAATTTATTGTTCTGCAACGACTTGGGATCGATGATGTAAAAGCCCTCGCCATACGGCGGTTGATCCTCGTCCAGACCGATGGTGAAGGGCAGCGGGAAATCGCCCTCACGCAGTACAGCGGCGGTCTGCTCACGGAAATGCGTCGCGGGCTTACCCTCGCGCGCGGGGAACGAACGAACAGCGACAGCGGAACTCATGATCTGCACTTTCATAGTTGGACTACCTTCCAGGCAAATGTCCGGCCGAAGAGAAATGTCACTTTCCACGGGGACGGCCAGAACTCCCCGGTAAGCTTGTCGAACCATCCGCCCTTTGCTTTGCGGATATCTGCTTCCCCGCCGAGCGCATCACGCGCGTCTTTGGGTGCTTTCCACCAGCGCAATTCGCGCTTGGATTCGCTGTTGAGTCCACCAACGCCGTGGGTGCGGAATCCCTTGGGAAAAGCTCCAGCTGTGAGGGCTGTGAACTTGCTCGCGTATTTGGCGAGATAGCCGACGCAGTTGCGGGCTTTTTCCATCTTGGTGTGACCATGTTTCCACCATCCTTTCTGATCGGGCTTGCCAAACCAGATGCCTTTGGCTACCCAGATGAGGAGGTGGTAGTGGGGGCGGAGACGTTGGGTAAGCTCACCGACCCATATGTAACGAAGGCTTTGACCTTTAAACCTGCTGCGCCGATTTGCAGTTCGATTGAGGTGGCTGCGGAAGCATGCAAGTAGGCCGCTAACGTCGCCAGGGCTTGCGTTGCTTCCATCGTCGTAGGTGAGCGTGAGCATGTACCACGCACCTTGTCGCGAACCTTTCCGTGCTTCCTGGTCATGCAGACGCGCTCCGGTGATAACGGACTTGCGCAGCCGTTGCGCCTTCGATTGAAGGGGATCTATTTCGATGGTGACGGTGCCGGTTGGCTTGCCGCCCGTTTGAGTTGTTTTGTAATGGACAAGCCCAAGGGCCAGCGCTGCGCGCTGGCCCTCTTCGGTCAACGCGATCGGATGGGCAGCGTCGAATTCACGCAAGCTTGTGCCGACTACACGCTTGTTCTTTTGAATCTTCTCTGCGGCGATTTCAGTGCGGCGCGTAGCGGCCTGCATGACGCCCACAGATGCATCAAACGCGGATAGCTCACGCGATTGCGTGGGCTGTTCCTGCATGCGGATGCGTGCGTTCTTCGACGTGCAAGAAACGCAGAGGCCACCGGGGAAAAAGTAGACGGTGGGTTCACCACAGAACGAGCATGTGCCGTCAGCCACGTCGCACCTCGCGATATGCGATTGCGACCAGCGCAGCTTGCTCAATTTTCGCGACCATCGCGGCGTGCTTGCGATCACGCGCCCAGCAGGCAAGGCGGACTAGCCCGAAGCCAACGGTCAGCGCGGAGGCGCTGAGCAGTGCAAGTGCGTGTGTGTCCATGAAGCCCCTATCCCCTGCCCCTTGACGCGGACCCCGGAGGGGAGCCGGGGGTGCGCGGTGCTTAGGGTTGCCTAAGCACGGGAGCATGTATAGTTTTCACTGTCCTCTCTGTCAAGAAAAACCTGTCATGGACCATGTAAATAATTTGCTTGACACGGTGCGCAAGTCATGCGCCATACCGTCAGACAACATGTTGAGCAAGAAAATTGGGGTGACGCGGGCGCTGATAAGCGGTTGGCGCGTTGGCCGATACCCGGTTCCTGACGCACGAATTGCAGAGCTATGCGCAATGGCAAATCTGGATGGCGGCGAGTGGATGGCGAAGATTCACGCCGAAGCAGCTGCATCGCCGGCTGAGAAGGCGCTATGGCGATCAGTGTTGGACAGGCTAAGCGCGGCCGCCGCGGTGGTCGCGCTAGTGGTACTCGCGGTGCACACAGGAGCGCATGAGGCGGCCGTGGTGGCCTTCTCCCCCCTGGTAATGACAGACCCTCTATACATTATGCGAAATGGCGTATCGGTCGGCACGATCGCGAATTCGTTTGGTCTGCCTTTGGATCAAGTCTTGCCTGCCAAACCACTCCCCTCGCAAAACGGAACTCGCAGCATTAGCAACACCACCTACAATTTGACCGCAGTCCACCTTGCTGCCCGGCTGGCGATTGGCTGGCTGTAA